ACATTATCACTATCTAATGATTTGCCTGAGGCAACTACAAAAGATTCTAGCGGTTATCAAGAAGTTATAGCCGGTGTTAAAAGTGGTGAGATTTCTTTTGAGGGATTAATTGCATATGATGATGATGCTAACCCAGTTGATTTTGCTGATATTTTATTAGCTCGTAGAGCTGTATCATGGCAATTTGGAACTGCTAACTCTGATCCTATTTATTCTGGATCAGGTTTTTTAAGTTCAGTTGAAATGAGTGCTGAAATGGAATCACCAGCAACTTATAGTGGAACGATTACTGTAAATGGTGCAATTACTAAATCATAATTTAGTAGTTCATAAATAAAAATAAAAAGGGGTATGGATTAAGGAACTATACCCCTATAAATATATTAATATGGCAAACAAAAAAAGAGGTTACTATACCTTAAAAATAGGTGGGAAAATGCGAACAATGCATTTTTCAATGAATTTCTGGTCAAACTTTACTGAATTTTTACAAATACCATTAGATAAAATAGGTGATGTATTTAGTAAAGGTGTTTCGGTTAAAGCAATTATTGGTTTAGTTTATTCTGGTTTACTAGCACACGATCAAGAACAAGGCAATGAGATTGATTACAATGAATTTAAAGTTGGAATGTGGCTTGAAGATTTTAATAGTGAACAATTAACAGATGTTGTAAATTCAATGATGGAATCAAGAATATTGGGTAATGATTTAAACATGGGTGTTGCTAGAAATATCAAGAAAACTACAAAACCAACTAAAGAGGGAAAGTAAGTAGCCGACTTGATTGGGATTCTCTTTTAGATTTTTACATTGGTCAGGTTGGCATAAACCCAGATAATTTTTGGAAAAATACTTGGAAAGAGAATCATCTTTTAGGTGAATCTCACATGATTCAAAACAATATGTTATGGGAGCAATCTCGATATATAGCCACTATGTTATACAATGTAAATTGTAGTAAAAAAGCTCAAATGATTACACCTGATAAACTATTCCCTTTGCCTCAAGATGTTTACTTAGGTAGAGGCAAACCAAAATCAACAAAAAAACAATTTTTAAAATTCAAAAACAAAGTAGATAAAAAAAAGCTACCAAAATAGGTGGCTTATTTTTTTTGTATTTTTGATAAAAAATAATTCATGGCAAAGTTAAGATTAGATTTACAGCTAACTGGGTTTGAACAAGCTTCTAGCAAATTAAAACAATTTGGCAGTAAAATGAAGTCAGTCGGCTCAAGTTTATCTGCAATTAGCTTACCATTGGCTATTGCTGGTGGTGCTGCTATTAAAATGGGTGCTGACTTTGATAAAAACATAACTAAGATAAAAGCATTAGTTGGTGCAACAGAAAAGGATTTACAAGATTTTTCTAATGCATCTAAAAGAATGGCTAAAGAAACCGGCTTATCATCTAAACAAACAAGTGATGCTATGTTTTTTATTGCATCAGCTGGTTTAGAGGGTGCTGAGGCAATAGCAGTATTAGAAGCGGCATCTAAAGCTAGTGCTGCTGGGTTAGGTGATGTAGCTCAAGTTGCTGATTTAGCAACATCAGCACTTAATGCATATGGAAGTGAAACCTTATCAGCAGAAGCGGCGACAGATGTATTAACAGCGGCGGTTCGAGAGGGTAAATTAAATAGTGAAGATTTGGCTGCATCAATGGGACAAGTTTTGCCAGTTGCATCTAACATGGGAGTTAGCTTTAATGAGGTTGGTGCTGCAATGGCTGCTATGTCAAGAACTGGTACTAATGCAGCTCAAGGTGCAACACAATTAAATAGTATTTTATCTGGATTACTAAAACCAACAAAACAAGCTGAGGAAGCACTTACTGAGATGGGATTGTCAAGTGCTGGTTTAAAACAACAAATAAAAGATGAGGGGTTATTATCAGTTTTAGAAACTCTTAAAACAGAGTTTGATAAAAATAGTGATGCGGCAGCTCAAGTTTTTCCAAATATTAGAGCATTGCGAGGTGTTTTAGATTTAACTGGTGCAAGTGCTGATACTACAAAAGAAATATTTAATGAGTTAAATAATGCTCAAGGTGCTACTAAAAAAGCATTTGATGATACAGCAAAAAGTGCATCATTTAGATTAACAAAATCTTTAAATGGTGTCAGAGAATCTTTTGCATCTGTTGGATCTGTTTTATTAGAATCATTATTGCCTACAATAGAAAAAATAGCTAGTGGTGTTGAAACTTTATTTACAAAATTTACACAATTAGATGGTACAACACAAAATATAATCATTGGACTTGGTTTGTTTGTAACAGCTATTGGACCAGTATTATTAGCTGTGGGAACTTTAACATCTGTTATAGGGATTATGACATCTGGTTTTGCCACTCTAAAAATAGCAACAATAGCTTTAAAAGGTGGTTTTGTAAAATTAACAGTAGCAATGATGGCGAATCCTTTTATTGCTATTGCTACTGCAATAGTAGCTTTAACTGGTTATTTAGTTACAATGGGTAACAAAATGGCACCGCTTATTAGTAAATGGCAAACATTTAAAAACATTATTAAATCAGGTGGATCATATTCTAAATTTGCTACATTACAATTAATTGATCAAAATGCCGCACTAAAAAAACAAAAAGAGGAAACCGAAAAAACCAATAAAGAACTTGCAAAACTTGGCGAAAGTAACGTAAAAATAGTAACTCCTATTGCTAACACAAATACAGTTTTAGAAGCTACTGCAACAAAATTAAAAGCAATTAGTGTCAATGCTATTAGTGTAAATGAGGGTTTTGCAAAAGTTGGTGAGGGTGTTAAAATTGTTGGAACTGTTTTACTAGAATCAATGGAACCAGCAGTACAAAAAACAACTCAATTTGGCAATGCATTAGAATATATAGGCGAACAAATACCTTCAATGTTTGCATCAGCTTTTGAAAGCATGATGAATGGCGAAAGTTTTATTAAATCACTTGGTAAAATGATACTTGGATTAATTAAAAAATTAGTTGCGGCGGCGGCGGCGGCATTGGTTTTAAGCACATTACTAGGCGGTATTGGAATTGGTAAAATTGGTTCAACTGTTGCAAGTTTTAAAGGCATATTTGGAGCATTAACTGGCTTTGCAAAGGGTGGTATTGTATCTGGACCAACTATGGGATTGATGGGTGAATATCCTGGTGCTAGAAGTAACCCAGAGGTTATAGCACCGCTTGATAAATTAAAATCATTAATAGGTGATCGAGGTGGCTCATCAAATGTACAAGTTGGTGGTGAGTTTACTTTAAAAGGTCAAGATTTAGTTGTAGCATTACAAAGAGCAGATAGGAACCGAAATAGAATTAAATAATGGCATACGGAGTTAAATTTAGATTAGAATTTTCTGATGATTTAGAAAATGGAAAAAAAATAGAAATATTAAAAGATGGCTATGTAAAAGCTAACCCAGAAGATCCTGATTTGACAATATATGATTTAGTAGGTACTAATGATCCAGTATCAATAACTTGGGATCAAGATGATAATTTTTATAATCCAATTATAGGTTCAACTTGTCAAATAAATCTTTTTGTTACAGATTTAACAAATTATGATAATTTTTATGATGCTGATGAAAGAGAATATAAAATAAGAATATCACATAAAGATACTGGCGGCACATATCACATATATTGGGAGGGTTGGTTATTAGTCGATCAATTTCAAGAAGCGGTTACATCAACTCCTTATCCTATAACATTAAGAGGTTATGATGCATTAGGTAGTTTAGATGGGTTTACTCAACCATTGACAAATTCTAGTGGCAATGAATTATCTGGTGTTTTTATGGTACACATACATGAAATTTTAGAAAACATAAATCTAGGTTTTGATATATATGTATCAAATGATATACAAAAAGATGGTGCTGTTAGTGGTTATAATGTAATTGATCAGGCATCATGTGCGGCAAGTAGTTTTTTTTCAGATGGTGTTGATCCTAAAAATTGTAAAGAAGTTTTAGAGCAAATGTTGAAATTTACCAATTCTAGGATTTTTCAAAGTTATGGTAGGTGGTATATAATAAACAATTCTAGTTATAGTGAGCAATCGGTTAAAACAAGCTCAGCATCAACTGCTAATAGTGGATCAATACCTACTGGCATCAGGACAAGTGAAACAAATTCATTAAGAAATAATGGCACAGAAAATATTTTATATCATATATACAATTCATCAGGAGTTTATCAATCAACAAGTACAGTAAATGTATTAAGTGTTTGTGCTGGTCCATCTACAATTTTAACTAAAACAAATTGCGATCCTAGTATTGAACAATGCAATATTCCAGTAGATGTAATTACTTTAAGCAATAATTTAACTAAAGAATATTTACGACCAATAAAACAATATACTCAATCTGTTAACATGAATGGGTTTTTTAGCACTAATATTATAGGTAATTCTGGATTTGAATTTACAACATCTGGCTGGACATTAACAAATAGTAGTGTTGATACTACTTTTAGTTTTCAAGGTGATGCATCTTTAAAATCATCTAATATACAAACCTCAGCTAGTGGAACTAGCGTTACAGCTGAATTGGCAAACTACATTGATGAAGCTGGATCAGATTTTATTGGTTATAGATTAAAAATAAATAATTTTTTTAATTCAACATCTGGTGCTACTAAAGGTTTTAGATGGCAAGTCAAAGCAGTTGCAGTTGTTTTACCAGGTGATCCTCCAATAGCTACAAGATATTGGGGTTCTAATAATACTTGGACTACAACAGCCACAATAAATGAGGTTGAAATACAAAATAGTAGAAGATGGAAAAGCTACGATTTTAATATTGGTTCGTTGCCTAATAACGCTTGGCAACTGTATTTTTATTTATATGATCCTTACCAAGTTGGTAGTACAAGTGGATTTACAGATACACATTGGGATTCAATAATACTAGACAAAGTTTATATTGATTCTAATGGTCAAAGATCAGAGATATTTCAAAAATTTGATTTATTACAGTTTATAAGAAAGCGAACTGGTAATTTTTCTGGTTTGTTAAATTTAGATGGTTTAGTTTTAACTAATGAGGAATATCAAAAGGTTAGTGGTGAATGGTATAGATCAAGAGACAAAACAAATTATTTAAAGTCATTAGAGCAAATTACAACTCAACAAGTCATAAATGATTATAGAGATTATGTGCTTAGATATGAGGGCGATTTATACAATAATAATGTATTGCCAATAGGATTACATAATAAAATATGGGTTAATTTTGGTTCTAGTATTTTACAAGAGCCAGTTAGCTGTTATATTGATTCAATGACTTATAATGTTAAGAAAAACACATATAGTATAGTTATGCACGTTCCAAATCAAGATGATGATTTATCATCTACTTTTGTATTAAAATTTTAAACTTTTTTCTTTTCCTTGTTTGCTGAGAAACCCCTAGAGTGCCTAACACTTTGGGGGTTTCGTTTATAAAATAAATTAAAATAATTCTTTTATTTAAAAATTTTTTTTTATTTTTGTAGTTAAAATAATATATATGATATTTGAAATTCATTTTAGGAATGAGCTTAAGCGATTAGGTTTTAAGCGATACCAAATTTGTACAATCTTAGGTTGTACTATGCCAACATTAAAAAGCAAGATTGAAAATCCTGGTCGGCTTACTGTTGATGATATTACCAAATTAAAAAACTCAGGATTTGATATTAAAAGATTAATTTAAACCAAACTATAATTTTATGAAATCAGTAAACATTAAGGGTAAGGAATATATTACAGTCAACGAAAGATTGATATTTTTCAGATCCCAGCCACAATACAAAGGGTGGCGAATATCTGAGGATGTAGTTTCCTTAGATGACAAAGAGGGGTTATTTAAAGTAACCATAATAAATCCAGATGGATTTGAAATGGCAGTTGCTCATGCTCAAGAATATAGAGATTCAAGCTATATTAATAAAACATCATTTGTAGAAAATGGTTTTACTAGTGCTTTAGGTAGAGCATTAGGTTACTTGGGTATTGGTATTGATACAGCCATAGCATCAGCTGATGAGGTTCAAACAGCTGTTGTTAATCAAGTTAAAGATAATAGAACTTGGCTAAATGAAACTCAGTTAAATGCAACACTAAAAGGCACAAAAGAACAAGCTGAAAAGGTGGTTGCTAATTATAAGATGAAAAAAGAATATAGAGAAAAAATCAATAATAAATTTAATATAAAATAATATGGAAGCAAACGAGAAAATTTTTACAGAGGGTTTAATTGTTAAAAGAAATGACAATGCACCTGATTTTGTAATTGGTAATTTAAGTGTAAAGGTTGATGAGTTTAAACCTTTTTTAGATAAACACACTAAAAATGGTTGGGTTAATATAGATCTGAAAAAATCTCAAAGTGGAAAATACTATGGTGAGATAAATACTTGGCAACCTAAACAAGAATCAAAAGCTAGTCAAGCTAGTGAGGATGACAATGATTTACCCTTTTAAATATACTGGCAAACAAAGGGAAATAAAAGGCGAGATTAATTTCTTGCCTTTTTTTATATAATTTATTTGAATAATTAAAAATATTTTTTTAAATTTAAAATCAATTTTAAAATTTATATTATGAAAAACGTATTAGATGAGTACATTAAATTACAATTAATATTATTTGATTTAGAAAATGAATATCCTAAAATGTCAGAAGATGGCAAAACAAACTTTAAAGAATTATTTAAAATGTTTAATTTAAAAAATTCAGCGAAAGTTATAGAAGATAAAACATCAGATGAAATTGAGCAAGAAAATTTATATAATTATTATCGTAAGGGGTTTTTATATAAAATGGAATTTAAAAATAAATGGTTGGTTTCAAAAGGTGTATTAAGGTTAAGATATGATTTATCAGTTCCAACTCTATTAAAATATAGAAAGCAAGGTATGCCAGGTATTTTAACTGGTAAAGGTTGGATGTTTAATATTAATGAAACTGATCAATGGATGAGAGACAATAAAAAGAGTGAGTTAATAATTAAAGATCAAACTAATTTTCACTTATTAGAAACCTTATAAAATAAATATTATGAAAGTAACTAAAGTAACTAAGATATACCGACCAATGAGAGTGTGGGGTAAATTAATTAAAGATTTATTTTTTACTACTGATTTAAAATCTACTCACAAATGGTGTCGTTATAAAATGCATTTCAATAATAGAGATGAGCAAAAAAAAGCTAATACAATACTTATAAAAACAATTTTAAAAAATCAAATAGTAAGCAATGAAAGTAACTAAAGATAGTAACGACATTTATCATTCCCACGATAGTATAAGTGCTAGTGGTTTAAAAATAATACACAAAAAATCTGTA